TTAATAACTGTCAAGGTCACTCCAATCAGTTGATGCAATCTGTCCAGCGAGCGCAATGTATGCTGCGCCGTCCTTGTAACTGTCTGCGTGGAGGCTTGTTTCTTGTAGGCGTGAGATTTTGACAAGTGCCATACAGATTGCGACTTCGTGAGGCTCGATGTTACGTTCAAGGTAGGCTGACCACAATTTGGCGATTCGAAGGTGATTGAGAGCTGCCAAGCCGTAATCTTTGCCTCGGTCTTGGATGAGGTCTTTGGCTTCGTCAAGGATGTCATTAGCGCGCATTTTCACTCGCCTGGACAATAAATCGATGATCCTCTTGGGATTCCTTGTAGCCCATTGCCCAACCGACGATAAACCATAAAACATTGGCTGCTAATAAGATGATAATCATTGGTAATTGAAAAGACATTTGTTACTCCCGATTCCGTAACCTGGGTTGGTTACAGGATTACGGTCTCACACTTATCAGACAATTACACGTTAATTTCGATAACGAAACGGTAACGATTTAGCCCCAGCGTTTGCCTTGATAGATGAATGATCCATCCTTTGGATCGATTGGTATCAGTTCAGGCGTGAATCGCTTACCATGCAAAGTACCTACTACAAACCCCATCTGCCAGTTCGCATAACCCTTTGTATAGCCCATTCCAGGGCTTGAAAGGTCTACAAGGTTGCCAACCTCAACTCCCCACACAATGCGCCCGTATCGCCCTCCTGAAGCCTCAGAATGGGCAGATAAACCGAGTCGGTGAGTGTGACCTGAGACGACGGATTTACCCATACGCATAGCGCCATTTAGGGCTGTTTGACCAGGTTTATTTGATAATGGAAAAGCGTCTCCATGGCAGGTATGCCAACCAGGAGCAAAGTCAAAGCCGTTTGGATGGTATTTGATTCCGGCTTTGTCATATCCCATGAACTTGTCATAACGCAGCTCAGGCAGATTCATAAAAGCCGGTAAGCGGCGTGATAGTGACTTATAGACGCGAGCGCCATGGTTGGATCCAACAACATCGGTTACGCCTAGATATTCAAGGATTTCAAGTGTGAGTTTGCGATCCTCATCTATGTTGCCTTCGACCTCTTGCCAAGGTTGAGCAAACCCGCCCAGTTGTGGCAGATCAATTTCATCGCCGATACAAATAGTTTGATGAGGCTTGTAAGCCCTTAAAAACTTGCCTAGATTCTTGACTGCTGCTTCATGAAAGAATGGTGCCTGAATATCGGAGATCCAAGCGATCCTCTTGACTGTCATTTAGTCCTCGTCGTCGTCCTCGTAATCGCCAAATCTTTCCGGCTCTATTGGGTCAGGCAGAATCCATCCTGGATACGATTGGACATCAGTAATCATGAATAATGTGATGCCCTCGCTAAAACCGGCTTTGCGTAAGGATTTATAGTATTCGTGTAAACCAATGCAATAAGCATCGAGTTTTGAATAGCCTTGTTCCTCCAGCGCTTTAGTCTGTTTTCTCGCCATGTGGATAAGTGTCCTCTACTTCTTTAGCAATTCCATCATCTGCTCTTGGCGTGTCTCTATTCTTGCCAATCGGTCTGCGAGAGATGATCCACCATTCGGCGTAAGAGTCCACAACCAACCGCGAACCAAATAACGCAGACCGCCAACAACAATAGCAAGCGTCGAGAATATAGCGAGAACCAATCCCGCCCAGTCATTAGCCGTCACTTTTTCTTAGGAGTGGCATAGCCAAATACGCCGGAGAGAATGGCAAACAAGATCGCCTTGTGATCGAGTGAAAAATTAGATCCAGCCCAAGCTGCTAAAAAAGCACCAGCAGTTAGCGCGTAAGGATTCTTCATGTTCATTTAGTGCCTCCAATTAACGGGATTTGAAAGAAATCAGATGCTTCATCAGCTGCTTTATTGAAAGAGATATGGCAATGATGATTGTGCTTATTGATGCCATCATAAGGACGCCATGCCCAGCCTTTTTTGGCTGAGGCAATTTTGCCGTCGAATATGACGTAAGCAATTCGCTTAGGATGAGACTTGCCATAGAGTCGAATCTGATCTGCAAGATCGGGCATGAGGTCAGGTTTTGACTTTCCGGATAAGTCACGATCGACATCGATGGCACGAACCCAGCCTTGCTCATCAGGATTATGATCTGACTTGCGCGCAGCGTGTCGTGTATCGCCGATCCAACCATCGCTAGTTCGATCTCGATCCGGGAAGGCATCATCGATCTGCTCTCTTAACTGAATCGCTGACTTACTGAGTTTGGGTTTCACTTGCCTAATTTCATACCTTTAGGAATTGGCTTCGAATATTCCCATTTTGCAATGTAAGCACCTTGTCCATCTGAATCATCGAAAAGCCAAATAGAACCAATATCAGGACGAAAATCCTCAGATGTTAATTCTGGATAAATTGCAATAATTTCTTCAAATAAAGTCATTTGTTATGCTCCTAAGTATTTGATGCTTGCCTGTGCTTGACCGTCAGGGACATAGAATTCACGAGTTACGCCTGAATTTTGCCAGACTTTGAGTTCTACATAATCGCCCACGGCTAAATTCATAATACGGCTATACATGAAATTTTGTTCACCGCTTCCACCAGCAGCAGCAGCTTTATTATTTACAACTTGACTACCATTTTTGAAAATAAGAAAAAATAAAGTGGCAGCCGACGAGTAACCTTGATACACCGTGTTGTAATTTACCTCATAATAGCCCGCTTTACCGCTTGGAATTGTAAAACGTGAATTATTCGTTGAGTTATCGTGAAAACTGTTTGTATCGTATAACTCCAAATTGAATGTCATTGTTGTTGTTGTGGAATTTGAAGCACTTAACGCAGTATTGTTGTAAATTGCTGCACCTACAAAGGATGATGTGCTCGAAGGAGTTGACCATTTAACACCGGCTGATGATGCAGCATCTGCAGTTAATACTTGACCATCCGTTCCAACTGCAACGCGAGCGACCGTATTATCAGCAGTTGCTGCGATAATATCGCCTTTAGCATCAACAAGAGATTTAGCGATAGCAGCGTTTGCAAGGTCATAGGCTGACTTAACTGAGTTTGGTGTAGCAGCTGTTGTTGTCGAGGTGCTTGCTGTTGAATCAGTTAATTGAACTGCACCCTTTTGAGTGGTTGTTCCATCCTGAATTGCGATAGTAACGTCGCCTGTTGTTCCTCCGCCAGTAATCGGTGAAGTAACATTTACTGCTGTAATATCTCCAACTTGTGGTGTTACCCAAGTATAATCAAGATCAGTATTTGTTGCCTTGCTCAATACTTGACCTGTTGTTCCGCCTTTAAGATCGACAAATGAAGTATCAATGGCAGATCCGAGAGTACGGATTGCCGATGCGCCATCCTTTACAAGGTCGGTATCGTTCGGGGTTGTCCACCCGAAATTGGTTGTCGTTGCCATTTTTCTCCTTCTATCAGGCTACTATTGTAGCGTCTAACCATTCAAGACTTGCGTTGATCGTATTCCACGTTTCAGCTGCGTTGACTCGATCCCAACGGGTTGTCTGAATTGAGTAGGCTGTTGGTGAAAGGTTAAGAGTGATGTTCAAACCGTTGTATGAGGCTTGGAAAGTCCAGCCTTCGACGAACCCCTGAAATCCACCATTGAGGATATTGCTAGGTAGATTTGAAATATCAAGAGGCAAGCCCATAAATACATTCAGCAAAGTATCACGATCAGCATTGTCGATTTCTGTGCTGCCAAGTGGGAAAGTAATTGCTCTAAATTGTGCTTCAGGAAAGGCTCGGATTCCAAGATAGAAGTTTGCCTGATCCTGAGCATCAACGGCATTTTCTAAAGTCGTTTGAATATTTTGTGCTTGCTTTCCATAAAGGGAAATTGATTGAGCATCAGATGCAGTCTTAGTCGCGTTTGCTTTATAAGTAATTGTCACGTCATTGCGGATATCACCAATCCGCTTAACCGTGCGCATACCTGGCGCATATGCTTGATTTGCGTCTAAAGCGGTATAACCGTTCGCAGCTAGATAATCGGCTCTGTGAGTGCTGTCCGCATAAGAGATTCGACCATAAGCATCCTCATAAATATATCCAAGCCCTGAATTGGCAAGAAGTGCAATTAGGCTATAAGCATCAGTCAAATCAGATGAACGGGAGGTTAACTCGTAATTGCCAGGCATATCGATAGTTCCGAGTCCAACATTCTCAGCATTAGCCCATGTTGTTGTCGGATTGTAGGCGTTCCAAGTTTCGGTTGCTGGCACTTCATTCCAGTTATTGACCAGTAAATCCGTCAAAATTGTGTTGATTTGATTGCCATCAAAATCCTTGCTCAAAACGCCCGTTGTAAGGGCTTTAGGCAGTTTTGAAAGCGCACCCAAGGCAACTAACTTAATAACCTCTGAAACGGTCTGAGAACCGCCTTTGGTGACTGTTACATCGATGTCTGTCACGAACCCACCAAATAGCGGGACATAAGTGCCGGTTGAGTCTTTAATCTCGATCGTGACCTGATCGTTCACATCAACCTCAATAGCGGTCTCATCGAGGTTAATAATCTCCATCGAGCAATAACCGGCTGTTGGCTGAGAATAGATATCAGTACGACCGGAAGTGATCGTGATATTAGAAAGGGTTAGGTTGGTGTAATCACCATAACCATTAAGGTTGATTCTCCATTCAGGATTCCAAAGTGTCATACTGCCTGAAACGCTGCCGATCCAAGAGTGCCACGATATGAGGAATCATTAAGGATTTCCACGATTTGACGCGCTGTGCCTTCTTTGTCAAAAGCACCGTTTACTGTGATGTTGTAAGTATCTCCACTTGTAGCAGCCTCAGCAGCTCTAAAAGATCCAGCATTGAATGAACCTATTGCAGACGATGCAGCAGCAGCTGCAGCAGATGCCGCACTTGTGCCTGAAGTTGTACCGGATGTTGTACCAGTAGATCCTCCTCCTGTTGGAGCAGTAATCGTTGGAGGCGTATAGGTTGGTGTTGAAACTTTTGGTGCTGATACTGATGGCTGAGTAAATGATGGTTTAGAAATTGTTGGAATATTAGGTAATAGTGGAATCGCGTTATAAGCCTTAATTAAGGCATTGATTCCATCGATGGCGCCTGATACAAGGGTGCGGATAACATTGATAACGCCACCAACAATATCAATTACACCGCCGGCAATCTTGGCAACAAAGGAAATTGCTCCACCAAGTGCAACTGTAAAGGCTGGCACTATGTAATCAATAATAAATGAACCCAAAGCCTGAAAGGATTCCTTGTTACGATCGATGGCTTCTTTGATTGGATCAAAGAGTTTTACAAAACGCTCAAAGTTAGGTACGACCTTATTGACAATGATATCGATAAGTGCCTGGATGATTGGGAGCAATTTGTAACCGATTGCTTCAACGCCTTCATCAAAGGCAACTTTAAGACGATCCATACGACCTTGAAAGGTTTCAGCATTTTTAGCAGCTGCGCCACCAAAGAGATCGCTAAGTTTAGATTGAACCTGAGTAAATGACATTGCCTTTAATTCAGCAGATGATAAGCCAACACCTAACTTGCCAAGAGCTGCGGTATTGCCGTCATAAGCCTTACCCAAAGCATTAGCAACCCCTTCAAGTGGCTTGCCAGTTTGAGCAGAAATATCAAGTGCAAGGCTAAGTAATTCCTGAGCCTTCGAGACATCATTAGTTGAAAGAGATAGACGAGCAAGCGCTGGACGTAATTGATCATCCGCAACGCCTGTTGCTCTAGCCATTTTATCGATTGAATCTTCAGTAGCAGCAATTTGAGCCTTTGTTGCTCCTGTTGCATTTTCTAAGGCTGATGCTAATTTAACCTGGCTTTGTTCATCGGCTAGTGCAGCCTTAACGCCATCGACGCCAATCTTAACTGCATAGGCAGCGGCAGCAGCGGCAGCAGCTGCAAAAGCAGCGCTTGCCATCTTGCCAAACTTTTCCATATTGGTAGCGCTATTTTCAACGTCACCATTGGCAGCCTTTAACTTCTTATTGAGATCATCAACATCAGCAAGGATGGATAATTTGAGGGTTCTATTACCTGCCATTAATCCCACTCCTTCAAAATCGTGCTAAATGCTTCTTCCCATTGACGCACTAACTCCGGCTGGATTCGTCGCAAAGTTGGATAAATGAAATATCCGGAATTGCCACGACCCTTGTTAGGAGTGCGTTTAGGAAACTGCTTAAACCTATTTGATCCAAACTCCATACCATAAAGCAGATCAAGAGTTGAACCGCCACCGCTAAACTTCTGTCGAGCGAATCCATAACTGAACTCACCGACCTTCGATGTCTTGCTTACCTTAACTCCATCAGCAATACGGCGAGCAGCAGTACCTGAAACCGTTCTAGTCGCTGCTGTGATCTTAATTTGATTAGCAGCATATTCAGCAAGAGCAGAAGATTCCTTTTTAGCAGCTTCAACGGCTTGATCGTCCATAGCCTTGAAAGCCCTGGTAATACCGCGTAGATCTGACTTGTCATAAGCGATCTTGACTTCATCTGCCATCCGATCGCTCCTTCAGTATTTCTATCGCCGTTAATATGTCGTCTGCATCCTCCCAGTATTGCATCGGTATCCCCGTCTCTATTGCTAGATTGACGAGGATCCGCTTTATGCTTCCTGGTTGGTGGCTTTTGGGCTATCGTCTCCGACTGTTACATCAGCAACGGTTTCAGACCAAATATCGTAAGACTTAACTGGCTTTCCAGCGTTTTCTCGCTTGTAAGCATGATAAGCCAAAAACATAAGATCCCAAATGCCAATCTTGTCATTAGCCTGAGAAATAACGTTCTTAGTCTCACGTTCCCATTTCGCCCACTCAGGAGGCTGAGCAGTATAGGTTGCTTGGTCGCCTGAGTTATATGTAATTGTGATTGGTAGTTTCATCTTTGCTCCCGTTGTTTAGATTTTAACTAAATGTGTCTGCTGGTGTGCCGACTACTGTCAGCGCCCAAGTATCAGTCTGAGCGCCAGGTGCGCCTCCACCGACTGTTGGGAATACAGGCAAAACGCTGCAAGCAAATACCGCGCCTGTTACAGCAGTTAGTGAAACTGCAAGAGTTGTGTTTGGTGCTGAATCAGCTGCGCCCCACATTGCTTCAAATAGTGATGATGCTGCACCCCAGTCAGCCAACAACTCAACATTGAGAGTCCATTGATCGTCTGTGTGCTTGTAAGCCTTGCCATCGAGTGTCTGATAGACGTCGATAGTTGGGCTGTTTACGAGTGTGACGCTAGTTGTCTGAGCATCGTACGCAGCTGCGCCGATGGTGAGAGTTAGGTCGCGACCCGTGATAACTGTTGTTGCCATTGGGTTTTCTCCTTATGCCGTCTGCGTATACCAGGTGGATACGCGTATGTCCGCGACTAGCAAGTTACTAGCGCCTACCGTTGTAACTGTTGGTCGATCAACCACTTGGATATCGTATCCAGCAGGTATAACCGCCACAACGCTTGTGATTAGTTGTTCTATGTTATCAAGACTTGCAGGGTTGCTGTTATAGGCAACGCAGCAGGTTATTGTGTAATTAAGTTTGCATCGAAAGGTGCTCTTGCCAATAGTCTCAAACTCCATGTATGGAGAATCCGGTACGACTACAACAGCGGGAACCGGAATCTGCTCAGGAACATAACTAAATACGTTTGCAGCAACGCCGGATAGTGCTGTGGCAAGAGGAGTACGAACTGCTGAAAGGATGGTGCTTGTCATTACTGCGCCATTGTTTCAACGTCGATATATGGCCCTAGGAGACCGACGACGCGATTGAAAAGTGATCGGCCCATTCTATACGGCGTTGGAGCAAAGTCTACGCCTTCGATCTGTCCGCCTGGAGCAGTACGAGATTGAAATACTTCAACTGAAACTACGAGGATCGCTGATTCAACCGCTGAGACTCCAACATAAGTTGAAGCGCCTGTAAGTGTTGCGGATCCACTAGGGATGACATTTCGCTCGATAACATCGGCATTAGTGATGTCTGCTGTAAATGAGTATGCATCAACATCAGCATTGATTGTTCGAGTGCCGTTAAATGGTGATCCGCATCCGGCGATGACAACTAATTGTCCTTCGGTGAACTCATGGATACCTACTGTGTTAAAGGTTGCGACATTGTTAGTCAGCGAAACCGATTGAATTGGTGCTGCAAAAGTTGTAAGCAAAGGCAAGATAACTGCCTCAGATGTATCGATGATGTCATCGAGATAAGCATCGTTGTAAAGAGCAGACGAAACACCAAGCACCGTTCTCAACTGTGCAGCTGTGATAATACTTGGCATTTCGTCCTCTCTAAACTGCTGGCGGGGAGATCGGGAGCAACCCCCCCGCCATGACTAAATTACACGTTAAGTGTAAATGAACCTGCTGCTGTAAGTGTTACTGCTGAGCCGTAGCCATAGTAACCAACTTCAACCTGACCTGTACCAACAATGTTAGTACGTAGTTGTAGTGGAGCTGCTGATTCGTACCAAACGAATGAATCGCCATTAACGATCATCAACGAATCATCGTTTGCACCCTGAGTTGCATTAGGTGATACGTAAACTGGAAGTCCCATTACAGATCCAACGAATCCGCCTGGGTTTACAGTTCCGACATTGTTCTGTGCATTTCCAGCAACATCGAACAATGGACGCTTTGATGAATCGTTCAACTTGATCATGTTTGCCCATTGTGTAGGTGTGCAAACGATCGCTGTTGGGAAACGCTTTGTAGCTGCATAAACTGATGCAGCACCGCGAGAAATGAATCCAGCGAATGTATCGCCGTCGAATGGAAGTGTGATTACTGTTGAATCAAGTGTTCCTGCTGCCAAAGCATCGTACATTGCCTTATCTGTCGCAGATGCATAAGCATTTGCCATAAGACGTACGAGTTCATCGAAAAATGCTGGAGATGTGCGATCTAGAACTTCTACATCGAATTTCTGCATTCCCGCATACTTTGAAACTGTGCAAGAAACATACTCAATTTCAACCTGAGTATCTGAGAAAGCACCCTTTTCAGCAGCAGCTGCTACTGTTGGCGCAGTCTTAACACGTGGAATCTCAAAAGTAAGACCAGCAGCCGGCAAGACTGCATTACGAACTGCTGCAATAGCAGGTCGAATGTTTGTTGTCTTTGGATCCCAAATTGTTGCTAATTGAGGTGTTGGAACAAGTCCAGCAACTTCAGTTGATGTTGTATCTGATGCAGCAGCAACATATAACTTAGATGTCTCATCGCCCATTGCTGCGCGAACTGAGTGCTCTAGGTATGAACCTGCTGAAACGATAGGTGTACGAACGCGCTGTGAGTTAAGCGGATGTGATGTCGCCTTAACTTCAGCCTTAGCAGCTTCAACCGTCTCGGTTGATACTGCCTCTGAAACGGTTTCTGACACTAGGTCGTCTCCTTCTGTCTTAGGTTCCTCGATCTGAGGTTCCGGGGTTGTTTCGGTTGCAGCAGTACCAGGTGTTTCAGTAGCTGCGACCTTTTCCACTTCAGCGCCGGGGATTGCTCCGTCGGTGACGAGTGAAACTTCAAGTAACTTGGATGCAGAGATAGCCATGACGCCATCCTTGTTATCCCATGCACTCACTTCAACGCCAACGCTGAAATCTGAACGAAGTCCAGTTGCAGCCTCTTCTAGCGCGTCATTTCCGGCAGTTGTCTTAGCGATCTTGAATGATGCGGTGATACCTGAATCATCCTGAGACCATTCAACCAACTTGCCAAGTGGCTTTGTGCGGTTATGTTCTAAAACTAGTTTTGTATTCTTTCCAAACTCGATTGAGTTAGGTAGAAATACGGTTGATCCAGCAGAAGTATTTCCAACTGCATCCCATTGAACGATACGACCTGCAATGATGCGTGATTCAGCATCTGATGCAGTAATCGTTACTGGCATTGTTATCTTCATGACTTGATTAAGTCCTCTTCCTCTTGAATCTGTTCAACGCTCATTGCGCCGATACGATTTAGAATCTCGTAAACCTGTGCGCGCTCCAAAGGATTACCGCGTAAGTATTCATCGAGAGAGAATCGGATTTCTGACCCTGCTGGCACAAAATCCGGCATTGACAAACGTTGTTCGATTGCCAAAAGTAGGTTACGACCACCAAAGTCAATTAGTGATCTGCGTTCAGCTGTTGCGTTTGAATAAGTCATTGATGTTGTTTCGGCTGATGCAAAGAAAGCCGGCAATCCAATAGCGCGACACAATTCCAAAGCGACGTATTGACGTGCTTCGTTTAGTTGCAGTTTATTTGGATCAATTCCCATTGCCTGCAATTCAACATCGGCATTTAGAAATGCGGTTGATCGAGTTGTGCGGGCAACGCGCCAGGCTTCAAGCAATTTGCCAATACGCTCGCTAGTAAGATTTGTTCCGTTCGACTTCAAAACCATCATCGGTACTGGCTCTTTAGCAAAAGCCTCTGATGCGTTTTCTAAAGCGATTGCAGCTCTAATTGTGCGACCTGCGCGAGATAAAAAGCCTTCATCCAAACCATTAAATACAACAAGAGATCCAACGCCCATTGGTGGGACGTCTAATCCGTCAACTGTGTATCCGATGATTTCAGTTTGATTTGCATTTGTCTTGTAAGTAACGCGACCAGGTGCAACGCGTGTCCATTCTTGGATTCGTCCGTCGGCATACATGGATAAAACGATTCCGTAAGCCACCCCGTGGAATAATAAATCTTCCGCGATGAAAGCGTAAATAGCAGAACCGGGTACTCTCGAATCAGGTTGATTAATCACTCGATTGGGTTCGATGTGTGCGCCGGTACTCTTAACATATTGCTCTAGTGGCAATGTAGCAAGGCTGCATAAAATATTACGCGCTCTTGCGATCGTTGGAATTGCCATCGCTTGTTCGCGTGTGGCACTTGACAACGGATAAAAGAAATTATTGTAAGTCGAATTAAAAGGTGCTGGAGTCGCAGCTGCGTCGACCGTAAGTCCAACCGGTTCAGGAGCCTTAGCGAACAAATCTCGGATAGCCATTAGCACAAAATTATAGCATAAGTCAACCTAACACAATATCAACTTCTGAGTCAGGTCGTGTCGCAAAGTGAGACACCATTGCCATACCAACTGTTGCGCAAATTGTCGCAGCTGATGCCTTACGACCTAAATACCAACCGCCATCTTTGAAAGGTAATTTGACTGCTGATAATGCTTGCTTGTTTAACTCGGCTTGATTGCCATGGACAAGTCGTTGGGAGGTAATAGCCGACAACATTTCATCACAAGCCTGACCATAAATCGCGCCGTCGATTGGAGTTGTCGGGATTCCTGCCGGTGCTAACCGAGAAGCAACCGCGCCAGCGGTTTGACGAGAATAAGCGACCGTTTCAACTGAGTATCGTCGCGCCCATATAGCGATACTGTTGGCGAGATCCTTATCATCGATGTTAACCGGATTCGTATATGTCTCCAGTAACACAACGCAAAACTTGTCCCCATCAAGTCTTTGCGCTGCCACTAACGCGGCTGCTTTTCGATCAGGTGATAGATCAATAGCCATCCAAGTTGGTTGCTCCCGATCCAAAGTGAGCGTACCCTCATAAGCACACTCTGTCCAACTTGACGGATTGATGGCTGGGTTGATCTGACTCACCCATTGGCATAAAAGTTCGGTGCGAATAATAGACTCATCATCTGACATTGCAGATTTGAGATTATCCAAGTGGATCGTATATCCAAGGCTAGGGTTTGCTTGTTGCCATCCAGTCATATCATCGATTGGGCAACCAGGTTCAGCAGACCATTCAAACCAACCGATCGGATCGTCGGAGCCAGCAGCTGCTGCAAGCCCGCGCTCGCGCATACGATTCAAAATTACGGAATGTTGGTCACCGGCGTTGCTATACATTATCGCCATTGGATTCTTGCTTGCCATTTGAGTAAAGCGCAAAGATGCCCAAACTTCATCGTCTTTATATTCGCGCACTTCGTCGAGATGGATAACATCCGGCGCTGCAATACCGCGAGCAGCCGAGTTATTGGCTCTGACCAGGTAACGAGTGCCGTCATTGAGTTTAATTTCTTGGCTTCCTTTAGTTTCGTATTTCTTAACGAATCGCGTCACAAGTTGTTCATTGGCTTGGATTATTTCATCGATCTTCCAAAAGATTTCTGATGAAGTTGTGAGTTTGTGAGCCGTATGAACCTGCAAACGCTCACCCCACATGAACATTCCAGCCAATATTCGCAGCTGCATAAAGGTAGATTTGCCATTCTGACGAGCAATAATGACCCCAATTTCGTTGTGATACCAGCGTCCATCAGGCTTTACTCGATGCATTTCAATAGCCAAAAACTTCTGCCAAGGGAGCAGTTTGAAGTTCTCTCCGGTGACTGGATCCTTCAAAGACTCGCAAAAGTCAATCATTTCTTGCCCGCGAGAAGGTAAATCGACCGCTTTGGAGCGAATACGTGGCTCTGTCGCCCCTAGGTAAGCCTGTGTAGGGCTATCTAAGCCGTTTTGAGGGTTGTTAGTCATATTTACTCAGATGCTTCCTGATAGTGGCTTATTGAGCCGTTTTTGGGGGCAAAAAGATCAA